AGAGGGTGTCTGTTTTATGGCACCACCTGCAAATTGTAAAGAACGCATAGACGGTAAAACTTTTTTATCATATACTAACTCATAAGCCTTTTCTATATTTGACTTAATATTAGGAAAGTTAGAGATATGCATATCACGATTGCGTGTTATTAATTCTTCCCATGTTTCGCGGCGTTGCTCTGCCGGAAGATACCTTGCATATTTCATATGCACAGTAATTTCTGATAAAATTTGTTGACTTATATCCAATGTTAGTCTCCGTCTGTTGATGTTTTTACATTTTTAGCACTTTCATATCCATCTCTAAAAAATCCTTTTCCAAAACTAATCCCTACATTCTCTATTTTACGCCTCATTTTTGCGCCACAACTGGGGCAATAAACTTTTTCTTTTGAGTCATACTCTTTGATACTCATTCTTTTAGTAAGTTGATAAGTACATTGTTCGCAAACCCACTCATATACTGCCATCAAAGACTCCTTTGACCAACTTTTTCTACACGATGTATAAATTCTGTATTACCATTATCATAAGCTAACAGAACTTCATATTCAACTTCTTCGTTAGTATAAAGTCTTTCATTTTCTATCATTTGATTTGCCATACGTATTACATCATCTTTCTTAACATCTCTACGAGATGCAGAATATACGTGAGATATTGTCGTATCAACATTGCCCCATCGGTGTGTTTTAGTAATTGTGAATCTTTCCATAATTATTATCCTTCTTTAAAATCTCTATATAAAGACCTCATTTTATCGCCACCATTTAACATACCATTAACTTTTTCACCGATAGAAAAACCATTGGTAGATGGCATATCATCATTTAAATCAATAAAACTACGTGCTGGGTCCATCTCAATATTGAAATTAATATTTGCTTGACCCATACGATTTTTACCAACATGAAACTTACGTTGTGAGAAAGTGCCGAAAAAATCTACAACCATCGCCTTATTTATAGCTTCGCCAACTTTATCAATAGTGATAACGTCATCATTAAAACCTTCGCGATTACTTTGTGTTGCCGTCCAAATCGGTAACTTCATCTCCATAGACAAGGCTCTAAGGTCTTCAAAAATACTTTCTAACTCAAATCGTTTTTGGTCGTAACCTCTACGGGACTTCATCAAATCACCATAATCAATTATAATCAAATCTGGACTAAATCCATTAGACAACAATCTACCCATATGAAACTTGATGGTATTTATTGTTGCAACCTTTGGTGGATACTCTTTAATAAACAACTGACCACCATTAAACTTAGCTAGTTGTCCTTCGGCCTCAACCATACGACCACGTAATTCTTTTGTTGGAATACTTGTAATACGACTATCATAGCGATTACCTACATGCGTTTCACTCAACTCAAAGGTATAGTGAACAACATTCTTACCTGCAGCAAGCGCACCATAGCCAAAGTTGACTAACATAAAACTCTTACCACCGCCTGTTGGAGCCATAACAACACCCAACTCGCCATTAGCTAATCCACCATCCAACACACTATTCTGATCCAAGAGAGGGAATCCTGTGGGGATACAAGACCTTACATGAACTTGTTGACGAGACTTGAACGAGTCAAAATAGTCGTGACCCATATCTTGTTCAGTGCTAATCTTTAGACTATCTTCAATTGTTTTCTGAATCTCTTCAAACTTACCTTCTTTTAGTAAATCTACTGACTGCAGAATCGCGCCTTTCATAGATTGATTTCTACAAAACTCTAATGACTTATCCTTTGCATATTCAATCTCTTGACGATTAACCTTTGTTTCAATATCTAACAATACGTTAATAGTAGATTCTTTTAACTCGCCTTCGGGGTATTGGGAAATTTCTGTCTTTAAAGTGTCATAGGTGGGTGGTGCGCTATACTTATTAAATAGTTTTCTTATCTCTAACCAAACTGTTTTGTGTGCTTCAGATGTAAAGTATTCTTCTTTTAAAACTTCAAAACTCTTTTCAAAAAAATCTCTGTCAATTAAAGCCGCTTGAAGAACACAATTCTGAAAATTTGTTCCAAAAGACTTGAAAGAGTCAACATCCGTATACGACATTATAATCTCCTTACAGTATTACTGGTTCGCGTGAAACCGACATAAATGATGATATCCAGTTGTCAATGTTACTTGGTGATATATCTTCGCTCAACAACTTAAGTCTAAGTTGATAAGAATTAAACTTCAAATCTTTATTTTCATAACTTTTTTCCAACGCCTGAATTGATTGTATATTCACATCTACATCCAAAAGTTGTACTATCTTATAGTTTCTTCTTAACAAACTTTCGTTGTCAATATACTTTTGATACTTCTTATTCTTTTGATTACTTGCGTATTCTAAAACATTATCCACATCCATATCTTCATTGGTTGACAATAGTGGAAAATCCCGTTTAACACTCTTTTCACCAACGCCTGAAATGCCATTGATATTGTCACTCTTATCACCAACAATAGCCTTTAGAAGTGCATAATTAGGTGGAAAAACATCCTCTTTTTCTACCATGTAATCCATATCTATCATCTCACCTTTTGGATTTTCTTTAGTCTTAACTGGTCGATATACAGAAGTGTTGTTATCGACTAATTGAAAAAAATCTCTATCGGTAGAGACAATGACTTTTGCTTCATCTTTGAAGAAAGTTCTACAGGAATATGCTATTTGATCATCGGCTTCTAAATACTGAACTGCCGGTTGATATACGGGTAGTAAATCTAAACACTCCTTAAGTAGTTGGAGTTGTCTAACAAATGATTCTGACTCGTCTTCTTGCGAATATTCAAAGTGCCTATTAAGACCTCTAAACTTCCTACCCTCTTTGTATTCCTTTAGCGTGCGTCTACGCCGTTCTGATGAACCTTTACCTTCCCACACCACCGAAACAATATCGGGGTTGTGCTTTTTTATCTGCGATTGTAAACTATTGAGAGTGCCGTATACACCACCGACATGCTCGCCATTATCATTTGTTAGTCTAACCGCAGAGAAATTTCTAACAAACATATTCATTAAGTCAATCAATAAAACCTTTTTCATATTATTACCATATCACCATATTAGTTATGAGGCGCTTTGCAAATAGTCTATATAATATAAGGATATCTTTCCATGTTGTCAAGTCTTTTTTTTGTTC